GGTACTGTGTTTTCATTGGGACTCCGCAAGGAATGAATAATAATTTTTATGATCTATACCAACACGCACAAGGTGCGGAAGATTGGTTTCACTATAAAGCTAAAGCTAGCGATACGAAAATTGTCGATCAAGAGGAATTGGACAAAGCGAAAGAAGTCATGGGTGAAAAGAAGTACATGCAAGAGTTTGAGTGTGATTGGATTGCAAACATTGAAGGTGCTATCTATGGTGATGAGATTGCAAAATTAGATAACAAACGACAGATTAGTAGAGTACCTTATGATCCTAGTCTACCAGTATCTACAAGTTGGGACTTGGGAGTTTCAGATCACAGTGCAATCATATTCTTTCAACAACTAGGTCGAGCAATCAATATCATCGACTACCATGAGGAGAGAGGTAAAGGTCTACCGCATTATATTCAGATGATAAAGGAAAAGGATTACATTTACAAAGATCACTTTGCACCACACGATATCGAAGTTACAGATTTTAGTAATGGCAAGACCCGGAGAGAGGTCGCCTATCAATTAGGAATTAGGTTTAAGGTCGTGCCAAAAATTCCACTCGAAGATGGAATACATGCAACGACAATGATCTTGCCGAGATGTTGGATTGACGTAGACCATTGCAAAAACTTGATAGATGCGTTAAGACATTACCACAGGAAGTATATTGATAAAAACAGAATGTTTAGATCAAAGCCTGTACACGATTGGAGTTCACACGCTTGCGATGCCATGAGGTATCTAGCTGTTGGACTACAAGAAATAAATGATAGACAAACTGCTCCACAAAGTGTAGCAGATAATGAATATAGGATTATATAATTATGGGAGCAGTTAAAAAAATTTTTAAACCAAAACTACCACCACTTCCACCACCACCTGAACCTGCGCCAGAACCACCGCCAGCAGTTCCTGAAGAATTACCAGAGGAAACAAAAGAAGAGATTACAGCAAAAATGGCAACTAAAGAAAGAAAAAGAAAAGGTAGAAAGTCAACCATTTTAACTGGACCATTAGGTATACAGGAAACAGAGGAACAAGCATTAGAAACTTTACTAGGTAAGTAATATGATTTTAAAAAATATAAAAAAAATTTTTAAAAAGAAACCAGCAGAAAAAAAAGTTAAAAAGGAAGTAAAGCAAAAGATAAAAGATGAAGAGGTTTTAGTTTTGTCTGAAGATAAGACTTATGAGAATGAAGTTATGAAAAAGGCTACAAAAGAAACTAAGCAAGAAACTAAATCTTCATTAACATTTGGAGTATAATTATGGGAGCAAGTGGACCATCAACTGGAGGCGGAGGCGGAGTAGGACCAGCAGGAAGAAAAACTGATGGTACTTATGGAACTAAAAAAGATGCAAGAAAAGCATCCAGAAGAAATGAAGTTAGAAGTGCTGTAAAGAAAGCAGCATCAAAATCTATTGTAGGTAAAGCTATTTCTGGATTAAAAAAAGCATCAAAAAAATCTAAACAAAATGTTTTAGATTATGAAGGTCAAGCAGCAGGAGTAACTCCTATGCGTAATCCTATAAATCAAAGAGATAGAGAATCAGATAACTTGCCTACATTAGTAACAGCATCAAACACACCACCAGAACCAATTATTATTAAAAAAAATATTGGAGGAACTGAAGTTCAAACAACAGATGTAAAACTTGCAGAAGAGAAAAAGAAAACAGAAGAAGCTGAAGATGAGTATGATGTTAGAAGAACAAAACGTAGAGGTAGACGTATGACTATTCTTACACCAACTGGAGGAGTAAGAGGAGACTTCGTACTTGGCAAGCCAACATTATTAGGATCATAATGGCAAAAACAGATTTAACGAAAACTATCATGGCGAGATTTGATCGCCTTAAAACTGGTAGACAAAACTGGGAAACACATTGGCAAGAAGTTGCAGATTATATGCAACCTAGAAAAGCAGATGTAACCAGAACTCGATCACGAGGTGATAAAAGAACAGAACTCATTTTCGACTCCTCTCCAATACAAGCTGTAGAATTGTTAGCTGCATCTCTTCATGGGATGTTGACTAACCCTTCTACGCCTTGGTTCTCATTAAGATATAAGGATGAAGGATTAGATTCAGATGATGAAGCTAAACTTTGGTTAGAGGGTGTTACTGATACTATGTACACTGCTTTCAATAGATCAAACTTTCAACAAGAAATATTTGAACTGTACCATGATCTAATTACATTTGGTACAGCAGCAATGTTTATAGAAGAAGATCAAGACGATCTTTTGAAATTTTCTACAAGACACATCAATGAAATCTATATCACTGAAAATGATAAAGGCAGAATAGATACAGTATACAGAAAATTTAAAATTACTTTGAGAGCTGCGTTTCAACAGTTTGGCGAAAACTTATCTGAAGAAGCAAGAAACAAAGTTGAGAAAGATCCATTTGATGAAATAGATATTTTACATGCAGTATATCCAAGACAAGACTTTGACCCTACAAAAAAAGATAAAAAGAATATGGAATTTGAATCTACTTATGTAGAATATAAAAATGGTAATGAACTATCAGTAGGTGGCTTCATGGAGTTCCCTTTTGTAGTACCAAGATATTTAAAAGCATCGCATGAGATATATGGTAGATCACCTGCAATGACAGCTTTACCAGATGTTAAGATGCTAAATGAAATGTCAAAGACAACTATCAAGGCTGCACAAAAACAAGTAGACCCACCTCTATTAGTTCCTGATGATGGTTTTTTATTACCAGTTAGAACTGTACCGGGAGGACTAAACTTTTACAGATCAGGTACAAGAGATAGAATCGAACCACTTAACATTGGCGCAAACAATCCACTAGGTTTAAATATGGAAGAGCAAAGAAGAACTGCAATTAGAAATGTATTCTATGTAGATCAACTATTGCTACAACAAGGACCACAGATGACAGCAACAGAAGTCATACAAAGAAACGAAGAGAAGATGAGATTACTAGGACCAGTATTAGGTAGACTACAATCAGAATTATTAAAACCAATGATCGACAGATGCTTTGCAATATTACTTAGAAACAATCAGTTTGCTCCAGCACCTGAGTTTTTATCTGGTCAAGATATTGAAATCGAATATGTATCACCACTTGCTAAAGCACAAAAAGGAACAGAGCTTTCATCAATTACAAGAGCAATAGAAATATTAGGATCGCTTGCTAATGTTGCTCCAGTATTTGATTACATAAACTTTGATTCTTTAGTCAAACACATTGCTGATCTTGTAGGTGTTCCACAGAAAGTTTTAAAACTACAATCACAAGTAAACGCTGAAAGAGAACAAGCAGCTCAACAACAAGAACAAATGGCACAGATGCAACAACTGCAGCAAGTAGCCAAAGCAGGAGGAGATATAGCACCGCTAGCGAAAGCATTGCCAGATGAAGCAAGAGCTGTAGCAAATGCAGAAGCGGAATAGTATGGATCAAAAAGAACTAGAAAAAAAAATAAAACAACTACAAATAGATTACAAATCAATATTCAATTCAGATGAAGGCGTAAGAGTCATGGCTGATCTTGAAAAAAGATGTCACTTTCTTTCTACCACCAACATAAAAGGTGATAGTCATGAAAGCGCATATATGGAAGGACAACGCAGCGTTCTTCTATTTATAAAACAAATGCTGCTCACAAAGGAAAAATAAAATGTCAAACGAACAGATAACACAGGAAACTGTGCCTGTAGAACAGACAACTACAGAAGCACAACCACAAGCAACACAAGCAACTGTTGCCAAAGCAGACACACCTGCACCACAACCAACTCAATCAACTTGGAAAGATTCTATTAGCGAAGTCTATAGAAACGATCCAAACATTGAAAAGTTTACAGAGATAGATGCACTTGCAAAGTCATACATCAATGCAACTAGAATGATTGGACAAGATAAGATGGTTGTACCTAATAAAAATTTTACTGAAGATCAATGGGAAGAAGCCTATATAAAAATGGGTAGACCAGAATCTGCAGAAAAATATTCATTAGATGTAAAATCAGATGTTGTTTCTTTAGATGAACAAGCAATAAAAAGTTTTCAAGAACAATCTTTTAAATTGGGTTTGAACAATGAACAAGCAAAAGGTGTTTTAGATTTTTATAAAAACAATATGGAAGCACAAACTCAACAAGCAAAAATTGATGCAGAAACATCACAAGCTCAAGCTCAAAACTTACTTAGACAAGAATGGGGTAGAGATTATGATTCTAATATTGCAAAAGCTAAATCATTAGCCACTGCCAATCTCTCACCAGAAATTTTCCAAATGCAACTAGCAGATGGAAGTTTACTTGGAGATAATGTTGATGTCATCAAAGGATTTGCAAAGATTGCAAACATGATGTCAGAAGATAAAATATTATCTACAGAATCTGAAAATATGGATAGAAGTCAAGATATTCAAGCTGAAATAGATCAGATTATGAATGATAAAAATGGTCCATATTGGAACTCTTCTCATCCAAATCATGATAAAGTTGTTCAACAAGTTTATACTATGAGGGAGATGTTAAGTGGAAGCAAGTGAGCATCTTAATAACGAAGAGATTAGACTTGAGATTTTAAGGATTGTTAAAGAAACAGGAACAGAGTTTCAGAAACAAGACCCCTTGCCAATCTGTGAAAATTATTATAAATGGATTAAAGGTAAGACAATTCGTAAGAACCTTACTGGCAAGAAGGAATAGACTTCTAGTCTAAAAG